TGGGAATCATTATTATGAGATGTATGATAAAGATTCTTTCCACACTCTTAAATTTGGCAAAACCAAAAAAGATGGAAGTTTATTTCCAAGAAGAAAAGATGCAGATGGAAATTATTTCCCAGATGGTGGTTGGGTTAAATATGACCCTAATGCTCCAAAAGTTAAATCTGCTCCAAAAGAAAAAGCAGCAGATGGAGACATTCCATTTTAATGAAAATAAAAGTAGCCATAGAGAAAGACGGAAAGCAGTATTATGCTGACGGAGACAAAGTATTCTCTTGGCTAATGGAACGATATTCAAAATATCAGGGAAGAAAAACTGCTGGTACAGTTATGCCTTACGATGAAAGAGTAAATAACTTTTTCATTCAAATAGCTAGTGAGGGAGCTTGGCTAAATGATATGCGTAAGGCTTTCCCTGGTATTAATATCCAAAACGAACTAGATAAAGCTAAGGCTTGGCTATTATCTAACAAGGCGCACAAGAAAGATTTAAAGAAGTTTTGTTATAATTGGATTAGCAAAGCTAGACCAGAGACAACCGTTCTTCACGACAAAACTAGAGCAGATGTTCTAAGACAAAGAAAACAGTTTGCTGCGAACAACAATATATATGCTGATGAAGATTGCGCAGAACCCAAAGCCATAAAAGATATTTTAAAAAACTACAAAAACTTAGATGACTGATAATATTAAAAAAAACATACAAATCCTTTATAGCGCACTAGAAGTAGCTAGAGAAGGCTTGAAGATGTTAGAGGATAGAGACCCAATAGCAAAGACAACTCTAATGGAAATCGATAAAATATGTAATAAAATATGGGAAGAATAGCTATATTATGATGGCTACCCACGAAGGTTTTCTTTCCTTTCGCCCTTCTCACAGGTCTACACTTACTCCTGGGGTAGCCACTCTTTTTTATGACTGTAATTAAAAAGCTACCCAAAGATGACTACACTTGTTATATGTGTAAAGAATATTGCTTTATAAAGCACAAATACATTTACCAGACATTTGATTTTTCTCCAGAGCGCCCATCTATAGAGTTTGAGATATGCCCTAAGTGTGCGATTAGGGAGTCTAAGTATAAAAAATTAGAAGAACTTGATAAGTTTTTAGCAAAAGGAAAAATATGATTACAAACGAAATAGAAGAACAATACCCAGAATGTACAGATGAGTTGTTGGAAAATTTCCAAAAGGCATATAAATTATGGTGTCAAAAGCAATCTGATTATGGAGACGGAAATATCAGGCTGGGGCTAGATATCTCATCCAAGGACTCCTCCTTTCACGCACAAAATAGCGCTCTAGCCCAGCTTGGTATTATCATAAGAATGAACGACAAAATCCAAAGACTATTTAATATCTATAGAAAAAACATATTTGATAACAAAGGGATAGATGTATCTGATGAATCTATTGAAGATACTTGCACAGATATTATGAATTATGCAAATATGCTTATGGTGTTATTAAAAGGAAAGTGGGGGAAATGAAAGTTGTTGAATGAGCATAAAAGATAAATACAAGGTAGAATCAATAGATTCTAAAGAAACTTATGATTGGTTGTTGCATAAGCATTATGCAAAAAGAATACCACCCATTACATATTCTTTTGGATTGTTTAAAAACAAAATATTGATTGGTGTATGCACTTATGGAAACGCCTTGCTAAATTGCACAACTGAAGCAATATGTGGTGTTGAATATAAAAAATTAGTATATGAATTAAATAGATTATGTGTATATAATGACCACAAAAATTGTTTATCATACTTTGTATCTCAGACAATAAAATTATTGCCTAAACCAAAAATATTAATCTCTTTTGCAGACATATCACAAAATCATAATGGATATATATATCAAGCAACTAATTGGATATATACAGGTATAACAGAACAAACAGGTGGATATGTATATTTATTTGATGGTAAATATGAACACCCACGAGCAACTTTATCAAGATTAGGAACAAGGAATCATAAAGAAATAATAAAAAAAAACAAAAATATTAAATATAAAAAATTAGGAAGAAAACATAGATATATATATTTCACAGGAAATAAAACACAAAAGAAAAATATGTTAAAAAATCTTAAATATGAGATACAACCATATCCTAAAGGCAAAAACAAGAGGTATGATGCAAGTTATAAACCAACAATACAAACGAAGTTGTTTTAAATAGTAACATTAATTATATTCTTAAATAGGGAGAATGGTTTAGAATGAGCTTTAGTGAAGACCTTAAGGCAGGAAAGGTTGTAGAAGAATATATACTAGAAAGGATACAGGAAAAATACCCCAAAGCAAAAATTATGGAAGGCTACTTTAAAGAATACGATATTATAATTCCAGAAATTAATAAAACCGTGGAAGTTAAATCAGATGTTAAGTCTTTACATACAGGAAATTATGTTGTAGAGATTGCTTTTGATGGAAAAGAATCAGCCTTATCCACTACAAAGGCAGACTGGTGGGTATTTTATGATAGCGAGTGCGAGGTTTGGATTAAACCAGAAAGCATTTGGAGAGCAGTTAAAGGTCTTGAGATGAGAGAATTTATAGGCAAGGGAGATGAGAAATCTAAAACAGCATATCTCTGCCCTAAAGAATATATAAGAATACAAGCAGATTTCATAAGGAGAGTAGAATGAAATGTTGGCATTGTAATGAAGAGGTTATATGGGGAGGCGACCATGATTATGAAGATTATGGCATGGAAGGTGAAGGAATTGTTAGTAACTTAAGCTGTAGCAGATGCTCGGCTTTTTATAAATGTTATTATCCGATAGGAGAAGAAGATGAGTCATCCAAGCAAAATTAAAGGTAATAAGTTTGAAAGAGATGTAGTAAAGAAAGCAGAATTATTTGAGATAGATGGAAAGCGTGCCTGGGCTTCAGATGGAAGGTCTCTTGGACTTGATGCTGAAGTTGACGTTGTTATAGGCAGTAAAAAATATAAAGATGAGATGCACGTTCAATGCAAAATCAGAAAGCGCTTACCAGAATATATATTTCCTAAAAATGATGCTATAGATAGCCACGTTATTAGAGAAGATAGGGGCGAGACCTATATAGTGCTTAGGTATGAGGATTATCTTGCAGAAATGAGGCGCTATCGCACCTTAAAACAGAAATTAGAGCTATATGAAGGCTCTACCAAGTCTCAACAAAAGTCATAGATACATCGTATGTCTGATGTGCGACTTGTTTTGCTGTAAATGAAGACTTATCTAGTCTGCAAATAGCAAAATCATCTTTTGTTTTATCTGGCTGGAATATGAAAGGAATAGTCCCACCTAAAGTAAGTGTATAGAAATGAGATAATATACTTTCTTTCTTTGCTACTGAAAATAAATTTCCAAATTCGTCATCGTCAGATGGGGAGACATAATTAGAAAATAAAAATCTATCATTAAAGTTTTGAGGAAAAACTGAATCATGTGCTATGTAAGAGAATGAAAGTTCAAAGCTTCGCCTTCCATTAGAACCTATCGATGTTGATTCTTCGCTATTTGTAAAAGGTCTATATTTGCCAATCCAATTAGGTGGGCTACTGTATGACACATTCACAACATCACTGCCACCTATAGTTCTTTTCTTGCTAATTCCATCGTAGTCATAATTTACATTAAGATTTAAATCTGGGCTATTAGGCATATCCATATATCTACCAACAGAAATAGCGCCAACTTCAGGAAGTACAGGAAAGTCTGCGCTGCTATCTGAATTCAATATAACTACATAGCCACGATTATTTTCAAGTCCATTAGCTGAGGCTATTTTTGGGTCAACTAATTTTATTCTATATCCATTCCAATCATATAAATGAGAGTTTGGGGAATATTGACTTTCTGAAAAATCTTCATTTGAATAATGCGTATCTGCGTCTATTACATTTATATATGTGTCATTTGTTGATACATCTGAAAAATTATGTCCCAACACAGCGTAGTAGTTTGCAGAAGATAAAAGTTTCTGTATACCTGGCAGTTCAACATTCATTGCTATTTCGATACCCCATCTTGTCCAATAGTAATCTTGGGTATCTCCAAGAGCGCCATCAGAGTATGTTGTTTTTGCAGGATTCATATTCCAAACTTCTTTAAAGTCTCCTGACATTTGATACCCTTGATGAGAGCCTGCCCACTGATAATATGATATTGGAACATTTGTTGCCTTGCAAAATTGCACATAATCTATAAAAATTCTCGGAGTCCCAACCGAACCATAAACGCTAGAATCTAAAGCCATTATTCACTCCTCTTTGCTATTAAATTTTCTAAAATTTTACTATTTGGCAAGCTTGTATTGCCTGCTCTTTTTTTTCTATTAAGATAAAATCTTTTATCTTTGTTAACATAAGACAATAAAGAGTCTCCTTCAATAAAATATTTAAAAGATTTGTTGTAATCTTCATATTTTGTCTCAGCTTCGCTCCACTTTCCAAAAATCCTATTTACCTCATCAGAGTGTTTTATAACAGGAACAGCAATAGAGCTGTCTTTAAAACGCATATATACTCTTGTAATATTTAAATTCCCTTCATATCTAATAAGCAAATTGCTTGCCACATTCTCTTTTATATTAGATATTAATATTCTATTTTTTCCCATTGACACATGACCCTCTGGGATTAAATCTCCAGTAAATGCGCCATTAAATCTTATATCAATAAGCCTTGCTCCAGCATAGCCAGACATAAATATTTCATTGTAATATTGGTCTATTCTAGCCTTCATTGTTCTCCCAATAATTTTCAGGTGCGTAAATATCTATTTTGAAAAACATAGCTAACTCAGATGGAATTTTATCATTTACTTCATAGTTATATTCTACTCCTCCTAAGCTAAAGCTTTCGTTACCTATCCAATTAAAATCATCTGGATGGGAAATTGTGTCTGCTTCTAGCCTAAAAAATACTAGACCTCCACTGGGTTGTATTCTACAATTTCTAATAGTCATACCATCTAAGGCTAAAAATGCTTGACATACATCCCATCGCTGACCATTTTGATAAGTTTGAACAAATATCAAATCCTCGTCACTACCTATAAAACTTGTCCTGATTATTAAGTCTGTTTTTTCTTCGTGGTCACCATTAGTAGGGTGATACCCTAACGAATAACTGGCAGTATTATGAATCTTTGTATAAAGCGATTGCCAAGTAGCATCTGGGGCAAAAACATGGTCATCGCTTGTTGCAGTATAATCTGTGTCAAACTTAAAATTTATAGCGTTTATGCCATAATGGTCATATTTTCCAAGCGTTACAGAATTAAGAGATGCCTGCCCAACCTGTAAATCTGTACCATGAGAAGTTGAGGCTAGCTCAAAATAACCTTCAAAAGGGTCACTTTCACTTCCCCCACTATCAGAATCTATTAATTCTTGTAATTGATTTAGTTGAGAGGTTGGAAACAATCCTATATTTTCTATATTACTTGCACCACACAGATTGACATAATCTTGAATTGTTATTTCGTAATCAGTTTGATGGAAGTCTTTATACCAACTCACAAAAGCCTCCAAACCTAAGCCATTAAGATAAGAACCCAATGTGTATTCCTGTATTTTATCAAAGTCGTCTTGTGTTAAAAGAGCGCCATTTATAAACCCTTCTTGATATTCATTTGTCGTGCAGTAGTTAATACCATTTTCAAATTGACCTAACAAAAAGGCTATTAAATCATGAGGCAACCCAGAAGTAGCCCCTGTGTCAATAAAGCCATTGCCATTAAGGTCGCCATTTAAAACTTGAGTGTCTGTAGGAGTGGCAACTCCATCAAATATTTTTAAATGATAAATAATATCTCTTATGTTTACTTCGCCATTCATAGTTAAGTCGCCTGGAACTTGGAAAAACTCTCCATTTATGTTATTATATTCAGCAAGAAGAATATTATAGTCTTCCCAATCTGTTGACCCATCATTGTCAAAGTCAGGAAGATTAACATAGTGAGGGTTTCCTTCTTGTATTGTAAATCCTTGAATTTCCTGTAAGTGAAGCTGAAGATACAACAAATCAATAGAAGTAATGACTCCATCACCATCTATGTCGCCTGGCACTTCAGAGGAAAAATCCATTTGCTGTGCTACTGTTGGATAAGCGTGTAGTCCTGCAATGTAATCTGCCCAATCAATAGAGCCATCTAGGTTTGCATCAGCATTTTCCATCCATGCAACATTAGGGGGGTCGACAGTTCCTGCATACATATTAGTAACATATTGCCAAATAGCTTGGAAGTCATGTGTTGTAATATAGCCATCTCCATTAACATCCCAAGGTCTGTCTGGGGCATCTTCCATATCCTCATCATGTAGACCTGTGTTTTGGTATTCGTCAATCAAGTCACTTAATAAACTTAAATCCTGTTCATCTATTACCCCATCTTGGTTTATGTCTGCATTCGCTAATCCTTGTTCTGATATCTCAATATCCATTCCTGCAAGATAGTCTGCGAGAAGTTCATAATCTGTTTCGTTAACCCATCCATTCTGATTAATGTCTCCAGGCAAGGTAGGGTTTAAGGTTATTATTTTTAATTCATTAAATTGATAAAGCTCTAAATTTACCTCAGTTAGACTCTTGGATGCGCTAGTTATCATAAAGTAGGGTAGTGCTTTTTGGTCTGTGTTTCCTATTGAATGGCTCGAAGTTACGGTTTTACCAAAAGGTTTGACACCTCCTGGGTCTTTTGAAAACCTGACAATATCTCCAACCTCTAGCTCTACACCTTCTTTTAATGGCAGTGTTAGTTTGCAAGTTAAGTGCTGGTTTTTATTTAACTCATACAAATAGTTCATTAAAATTTTTGCAGTTGTTTCGTCTTGTATGTAGGGAGTATCTATTTCTACTCTATAGTCTAGGTGATTATCTACATCATATAAGTTTTTAAAACTATCTACTTGTTCTTCAGTGTACTTGGTTGCCACAACTCCATCGTATTCTTTTGTTAAATAGTTATATGCGTATTTAACAGTGACACCACCAAAACATAAATTTTCTATTCTTGTTTTTGAAAATTGATATTTTAAAATCATATCAGAGTCAATAAGCTTATTTACATCTCCATTATTATAAGTATTCCTTATGGCATCAATGACTGGAGACCCATCACTCACCCTATGTCTAAAAAATAGTCGTGATTGCCTACATATATCTTCAATCACATCTTTTGCAGGGGTAGACTCGTTTATAGAAAATGCAAATTTATTATTTTGTTCAGAATTTAAAGCATTGTTGTATTTCTGCAAATCTTCAAATCCAACTACATTTCCAATTTCATTCTCCACAACATCTTTAATTATTTCTGCTGGGTTTTCTGCGAGATTTTGATAGTCTGTATTGACGCAATTCCAATACGCCATCGTATACCCTCGTCTTTGATATGTATTTGCCCCATAATAATTAGAAACAGTGCCCCAAGGACATCCATTGCTATCATTAAAAGCACTAAATTCGACATTTTGGTCTTCTGGAGATTCTGTTATGGAACTTATGCGCTTATTGCCACTTTCTCGAAAATAATTTTTTCTTGCCCATACAATTCTCAATCCAAAAAAAGCACCCTTTAAACTTCCTGATATTTGAGGAACATCTCCAAAAAGATACCCAGAAAATCTAATATCCCAGCCTTTGCTGTGCAAAACACTAGAGTCTACCTCCCCAATATCTACTAATGTTCCACCTGATGGAGTTCCCACTATTAACTCGCCACCATTACCATTTTCTCCGTAAGAAAGACCTAAATTGTGAATATCTACATCATATAAATAAGCTTTGGTGATAGTTCCGTCAGGAAGCTCAGTCAAAGAAACCAGCATTCTTTCGTACAATTTTCCATTTATAAGTCTTGTCTTTAGCTTTGTATCTGTAAATATTTTATGAAATTCATGAAAATGAGTGTTATTAGTGCTTTTATTGAAGCTGCCATCCTCGTTCCCCCAAAGAATTTCAATTATCCCTGATACTCTTTCTGTTTGGTTGTATTGTTGAAAATAGTCAGAATACCACAAAAACCCATCGCCTCTTTTTCCCTTTGCATTTACAAAAAAATCTTTTGAAAAAATGTTGCTTTCAGCCCATGTTTTTTTCAGCCTTACATCTTTCCAATAACTTGTAATATCAGCATCTCCAATGTCAGCATCAGATTCTGTGTGGTGCATCATATAAAAAGATATTTGCGTGACATCTATTAAAGAAAAGTGACTTGAATAACCAACTTGCAAAAGACCCTCTTCATTTATAAACATATATTCCATGTGGTGTCCAAAAGTCTTTTTATTTAGCTCATTAAACAAATCTCCATAAAGATACGCTTGATAACTATTAGTAGTGCCACCCTGGTCTACATTTGTTGTATGAAAGTGATTAAGTGGAGCAGATGGCATAGTTGATGGCGAGTAAAAATCGTGAAATCTTTGTGTGTCAAAAGCGTAACTATAAGGAAAATCAGTAGTGCCTTGTTGCATCTCATAGGGCATCATATAAGGGCTTATTTCGTCTGGATACCCTATTTCATCATCAGCCTGCAAAGCGCCAGTTAGCCACAGAGACTTGTCTACACCAAAATCTCCAAGCCCCTGCATATCTGTGTTTATTTTAAATTTAGATGGAAATCCAAACACTGCCATAGAATTGCAAGTTAAGTCATGAGGAACATCTCCTGAAAAATAATGTTTATTTCCATTCGTTTGATAAATATTTCCTGCCACTGACTCTATGTGGTGTAAGCCAACCAGTCCAATATCTACAGGATGATAAGTATTGTTTCCTTCTCCATCAACAATGAAATATATTTCTGCCCCAGAGAAAGGTTCAAAGTTTAATGTTTCAATCGCAGTAGAGCATTTTTGATACTCAAATGTAGTAGCCCAGTCTTCATTAATGTCTCCAAAATTTACCGATGTATGTATATCTAAAAACTCTGTTTTTTCTGAATCTGAAACAGCAGGATAGTAGTAGTTTTCAACATTTGTAGTATCTTCTGCATTTGTAAATATTTGAGAAATGCTATTTAAAACTATTCCACTTTTCGATAAATAGTCTGACAAATGATTAACCCACAAAGCGCCCTTTGTTAATAATGTCGGATTTGAATCAAGTGTCCCAGTGGCTGTCTCTGATATTAAAGTGATACTATTCATGTCTGAGCTAGAGTTATCAAGGAACGCATATCCATCATAATTATCTACAATATATTGTGGGTGCGCATATATATTTTCGCTAGACATATAGCTGCCATCAGTAACCATATTATAACTTTCAAACAAAGCAGCACTTGCATTCCAAGAAGGTACTGCTAAAACAGAGCAAAATTTTTCATCTACTCCTATTTTTAAAGTATCATTGTCTTCTAAAAACTTTCCATAAACTGTTTCCCCTCCACCCCCTGCTTCATAAGACCAGTTTGTAGGAGAATTTGTCCATGCTCCATTTACTTCACCTGCAAATCCTAAATTTTTAATTCCACATATTTTGCTAGTGCTAGGATTTAAATAGGATGTATCTACGAGAACTTTTACTGAGCTATCTTCACTATTAATATTTTCAACATATATAGTTGCAGGAGCAGCTTCCAAGTGTCCATATAAGATAGGAACTGGCTTTGCATTATAATGTTCATAAGTATCAACTGCTTGTCTTAAAATATACTCATCTTGTGGTAAGTTTTGAGAAAAAGCTTGCATAGAGATGTCATCTGCATTTATTTTTACTTTTTTCTCATCATGCTCTATCCTAGTAATCTTTAATTTTGCTACCCTTATGCAATCAGAAGTGCTTTGACAAGATTGGGTTTTTAGCCAAACATCTATTGTTGCTCCTATTGCAAGAGCAGGATTATTTGAAATTCTATCTTCGTTGCTTACAGAGGCTGGAAAGTTTGTTAATGTTATACTTATGTTAGATAGTTGTATTTTTTTCGTTCTAAGGTTTATCCTTTCTGAAATCTTAGATATCTTCAGGTCTCTATCTTCGTAGAAGCGTGTGCCAGCATCAAACATTTGTTTTTTTGTTGCAATATAAATAGGAGAGGCATCTCTTCCTCCTATTCTGATTAAATGTTCAGCATTGGTAACTCCTGCTGTTAAATCGTCTTTTAATATTGAGTATTGAGATAAATCTATCATTAGGACATTCCGAAGTCTGCGCCTTTCCTAACAGCTTCTGATATAAGTTCTGGAAGCTCAGATTCTACAAACTCAGAGCTGATTATTGGGTTGTTGATAACAATAGATGCTCCAGCTCTACCTGCGTTCATTGCTTGCAAGTTATTTACGCCTATAGAATCTACTGCATCTCTACTCATAACAAACTCGCCTCGTTCTGCTTCTATCATTGTGCCACCTTGAGCGTGCCTTCTACCACCAACAAGACCACCTTGTTCATATTTTAAGGAGTCTTTTGCCATTTTAGTGGCGCTTAAAAAAGTTAGCCCTGCTATTATTTCTGGAATAGGTGGTTTGGCAATTTCTGACATTTGTTCCCATGTGTTCATCGAAATCCTAAAAGCATCCACCATCATAAGAGCAAAGTTTGCAGCTTTTAAATGTTCTGCATTCTTTGAAAAAGCTTGGAGAGTTTTTGCTCCAGTTTGTATCATCATCATTCCAGTTTTCTGGCTTTGTTTTACAGCAAGCTTATCTAGTTCAATACCTCTTAATTTATGCGCATTTATTGCCGTTGTAAGCTGTGTCTTATTTATTAAATTAGCTTCTTCTTTCTCGTGTGCCTCTGCTAACATAAGGTTATTATTTATTTCTTCTTGCTGTATAGGAAGGATATCTCCTCTTGCTACAGCTAACGACACAACAGATTCTTTGAACGCTCTATCAATAGCTATACCAGCAGCTAAAAGTTCCTGTTCTTTTGCTCTTGCTACTGACAATAAATTTTGCAAAGCTATTAAGTCTGCAAGAGATTCTGCTTCTTTTTCTAAAGCATCGATATTAACATTTATTCCCTCAACATAACCTTCGTCTGTTTTTTTCAAAAACTCAATCTTAATTCCAAGGTCTTCCATTTGTCCTATAAGCTCAACATTTTCCTTTGCCCAAGCCTGCACTCTTCCAATATTTATTACAGTTTGCTCTTCTAATCCTTCTAAGCTTTTTGTGTTTTTATCAGTAAGTATATTTAAATTAAATTCAGTATTTATTAACTTCTCAGTGACTGCCTCATCTTCTTTTTTAATTTCGACTTGTTTTGCTGTAGCAGTATTTTGTCCTTCTTGTATCGCTAGTATTTTTTCTTCTATTTCTACGACCCTAGCTCTTGCAGCACTTAAATCATTTAGCGACCTTATTCCTTGAACTTGAGAGTTTATAGCTTTAGCAGTTTCTTCATTGAATTTAGCAGATTCTTTTAGCGCATCATTGTAGAATGGAAGCAAACTTGTAACTGTAGTAACAATAGAATTTAACCCTTGAAATGCAAGAGTTAGTCCTTCCATTAACTTTACAACGCCAATATTAGCCAACAAGCCCCCTAAAGCCTCGACTAAGTCTCCAAAAGATGCCCCTAATTTATCAAGAGACCCTAATGTTGCAGAGCCAGCGATTTTAGCCATATCTCCAAATAGAAGATTAGTATTAGTTACCAAACTATTTATTCTTTGATTTGAATTTGCAGCACCTTGGACAGCAACTCCGTATCTTGACATTGAGTTTGTGGTAGAGCCTATAGTTTTACCAACTAGGTTTGCTGCTGAATTTAAGTCTATACCAAGACCAGCAGATAAATCAAGAATTGTTGTTGTTAGTTTTGCCACCTGCTCTTCATTCTTTACAAAACTTGCAAGTATTGATTGAGCGCTTATAATAACTTCATCACCAACGCCAGTTACATTTTGCATCTCTGAGGCTAGCTCTCTTAATCTTACTGTGTTAAAGCCAAGAGCATTGTTTAATTTGAGAGAAACCTTTTCTTGCTCTCCAAACATTTTAAGAGCCTTTCCTATGCTCATTGATACTAACCCAAATCCAAAAGACATAAGCAACAACCTGGAACGAATTGTCGCAAAGCTATTGTTTAGCAGCCTTCCTTTGTTCGTGATATCTGTCATTCCTTTGCCAGTTTTCTTCTGCTCTTTTTCTAGCCTTGTCTGCGCCCCAGCAAGTTTATTTATAGCGCCTACTAACTCTTTGTGTCCCTTTGGTTGGAATTTTATTTCTATCGTTGGTCTATTTGCCATCTTCTACAGCCTTATTTTGCATTTTATTCACAGCTTTCTTGATTATAAAAGACTTTTGCACCCACAGGGCAGGCTGGTCATCATAACCACCTGGATACGCTGGGGTCTTAAAGTTTTCACAATATATATATCTTTCTATGTCTTTTTGAAATTCTTTGTCGAAAAGGATGTTGTTGCAAGCGAAAAAAGGAAGTTGAGATTTTACTGAGCCTGATACCTCAAAAGACTTCCCTGTTGTTTCGTTCATTTCCTTGGTTTCCCTTATAATTAAATCTACAACATCCCAGACATCTTGCTCACATGAAAATATGCGAGCTTCATATTCGCCATCTACCATTACTGGCAGTTGCGCTTCGTAAGGAAATTTATGGAATCTACAGCCCCCACATGGCTCAATCGTTACATTGAGTTCTAGTTGGAGGCTTTTTGCTCCCCCATGATAAAGTGGTCTTGCATTTTTACAAAGATTTCTACTCTATCGTCTTCTGATAAGGATGTAAAGAAATCATCAGAGAACTTTTCTATCCCTGCGCTAAGCCATCTATACATACATTCAAATGGAGCAGTGAATTTATTATCCTCAGAATTAAAATCTGTAGAGTTGTGCAATATATCTTTCAATTTACATAACTCTAATACAGATATCTCTTTAAACTTAACCTTTTTACCAGATTTTGTTTTAAATTCCATTGTTTTTCCCTTTTATTTATTTATTATGCCACATCAATAGTTAAGACATTGCCTGACTCTTGATTCAATGCTTTCATTTCAACATCTAACATCATAGCGTCACCTTCGTTGTAAGCAACATTTGTTAAAACACCACAAGGAATCGCAATAGATGTTGCTGTATCCGTGGTTTGATTTATAGTGAATAAATCTGCTGCATCATGTGTTGATTGAGTGTCAAACGCAGAAGGAAGTTCCATTGTAGCACTATCTAGTTTAACGGTGGCAGTTGCTGTAACAGCTATTTCTTCGCCTCTTCCAAATGTAGCATATCCACTTCCCTCGCCCACACCAGTATAAACTGCTGGACTATCAATGGTTACGCTGAATGCAGATAAAATTGGACTTACACTGTATATCTTAGTCTCAGAAATATCGATTCCAGACATATCTACATGGTCAGCACTATAAGCTGTTCCTGCTGCTGCGCTATTTTCTGTTAAGTCAGGAACTCTTCCAGAACTTATTGTGGCGCTCCATTTATACTGTCCTCCGTCTGTTCCCATGTCGGCACTAATTTGAAAATTTGTGCAAAGGCAGCCTTTCACTACTATGTTCTGGGCATCAGTTCTGTCAGGGGATGCTAAAACAAGAGTGAAGGTTTTATTTGCTTCAGATTCTCCGTACTTTCCTACAGTTGCTGATGGAGCTGCTCCTATAGTTATATCGGCAACGCTGTCTGGTGTCAGTGAATTAGAACATACACTTTGAGCTAGCATTACATGACCACCATCTTTGTGCCATGTTCCAGATAGAGATACCTCTACAGCTCTATAATCATTATCTTGGAAAAAATCATCAATATGTGCTACTCTACCTGTTTGACTTCTAACTGATGTTACTTGATTCACATTTAAAGATGGGAAAGAAACTGAGTCTACATCTAACTGGTATAACCCAGAAGTTAATGTAGGCGCTGTCCCTGTTGTTGTTTCTTCTATTACCCAAGCTTTAAAATCTCTTGGCGAAAATACTGCATTTGCCATTATTTAACCTCCTTTGGTTTAGGTTGCTTTTTATTTTCTACTGTTTCTACTTTGTCTTTTATGAACTTATTAATTTCTTTAAGCTCTACTGTTTTTCCTTGTTCAAGAGCTAGCCAATCACTATGCGACAAACCACAATGGTTATTCATTGACGATAAGTTAACTCCACTTTTTAGCTTTACTTTCATAAAACCTCCTATCCTACATTAGCTAAATGCTGTCCTGCCCAAGTAAGCTGAACAACATATTCATTTTCTTCATCTAAAGCATTTAATTCAGTGGCATCAACTCGACAGTTAATACATTTTGAATTATCAGAAAGTGTCATTGACATATTATCGTGTATTAATGCTTCAATTCTTGATGTGTATCTCAATACATGGTCTAAGGAACTTTTTTTTATATTTTTATCTACAAAATAATAATACATAACAATATTGTATTCCCTTAGTTCAGCAGAAGACATATATGATACTAGCTCTGACCCTACTGGGTCAAGCCTTACAAATTGACTACTTGCTTGAGCAGACTCATGACCTATGTATACAGGTAATGCGCCCTTAAATTCTGTTCTTAAAATGTTCCTTAATTTATCAAGAATATTCTTAAAGTTGTTAGTAAAAGTTATTGCCATTAATAATATCTTCTTCTAGTCATTTTAATACCTTTTAAGTCGGCTGTATCAATTTCTTCGTTATAACCTCTTACTTCAACTTCCCATTCATCATTACTTGCAGCCGAATCTCCTAGGTTGCTATCTCCAAATCTAACCTCTAATCCATAGGCTAGGGGTTGATAATCACCAATTATTAACTTATCGTCTACAACTAGATTATTTTTTAAACCATCTGCATCTTTAGTCCAAACAGAATATTTGCAAGTTCCTATAGTGCCAGAGGTTGTAATTTTTATTTTTATTTGGTCATAATCTACGCCACCTGCCATACCCCTTAAATCTACAGGTCTTATCGACCCTGCTGTATATTGAACATCTCTTATAACCCCTCTTGAGGCATCTCCAGTGTTCTGGTATGACAGTGCAGCCCTACCTTCATTTAGTAGTTGTACATTATTATCTGCTTCTAATATTATTGCAGCAGCTATCTCTGAGGTTGGGTCTTTAGTTCTTACCATGAACCCAGCAGCATATAGAGCTGTTGTTCTTACTATCATATAATCAAATTCGCCTTCGCTATTCTTCCACATATTCTTAGGCAGTTTAGGGTCAAGCCTTGAATCAAGGTATCTACTTGCATCTGTTCTGAATTGGGTTACCATAGTAGTGAAAAGTTCTCCTGCCTCCATTAGTTTATCAGCAGGGCTACTAGCAGAATAATAGTAAAGCACATCATCAGTAGAGTTGTAAAACCATTCTCCCTCAACATTCAGGTCGGTGTGAGCAGATTGTGCTGACCCTAAAGATTCTCCATCTACAAACAACTGAGTTACCGAACCACTATCGTGAGCAGCGTATTTGTTAGTTGTAACTTCCGTCCAACCATAGACAGGAGTCTTCTGGTCAAACTCATCTAATTGAGGAAATACTCTTTTTAATTCTTTGTGCGTGCAATATATTGGTGCTGATGCCATAATTATCTCCTCTTAATAGATTTTCTTTTCATCTTCCTTTTAGACTTTTTGGGTCTTCCTCTTTTCTTACCGTATGTTCCTTTACCGTATGGCATATTAATCTCCTAGTATGTATCTACTTTTAATGTTGCATTACCTTTTTGCTGTGGAGTATTTCCGTACACAGCAATAAGTGAATTGATTTTAGCTGATTCTGTTGCATCTTGCTTTCCTGATAATGGAGAGTTGTATAGTGCGCTCACAACAAACTCTGCGTTAGGACATGATGGTATCGCCCAAGAATGAGCGCCTGTTTCATAGTTTATGTCTCCAACAACTACGCCTTGATACATAAGATTTCCTAGCCCATCATCTCTTACAAAAATATCTTTATATGATGTAGAATAAGTGACTGGGTCATAAATTGTTTCTGTTTCTAATCTTGCATCTACAGCAGCCATAACATCTCCGATAGCAGGGATTCTACCTGTTCCAAAGAACTCAGCAACTAAACTTGAACCTGAACCAAGTGATATTGCTGATGTTGATAGTTTACTACCTGACCTGAATACTATGTCGCCACCCTCTATCCTACAAGTCACTCTCTTTTGAAAAAGATTGCCTGCTGTGTAGTATTGAGTGTCTAGTGCATCTTGAATTTTTGCAACAATTCCATCAGAACCACCAAATTTTGTGTTACTTGAATCTACGGTAAATGATAGGTTGCTAAATGTTGTTCCACCATCTACTGTGATGTCAAACTCGTATGCTGTTGAAGCTGTTAGTCCTGATTCTGTGTTTCCTGTAATATCAGACAATCCAAGTTTCTGATAGCCTTGCGTGTAAAATTGTATAGCTACTGAGCCTGGTTGAATACCACTTAAATATGTTGACGCTCTACCATACCCAAAAAAGTTCATAGCTTTCCATCTACCTTGGTCATCGCTTTGTGCAACGCTGTATTTGTCATAGTCATGATGAGCATTAAAAAATGGGAATCTTATATCAGGAGTTCCACTGTGTGCTGCATTTGTTGAGCCATTCCAACCTCTTGACACAACTATATGATTATCTGCTACTGTCGATGCTGTTGGATTGTCATCATAAGTTCCTTCTACTCTTAGAATCTCATTTTCACATCTTATTAAGTCACCTACTCTATACTTCTCATGTCCATTGTCTAGTTCAAACACAACTGGGTCTGTGGTGTTGTTTAGCTCTCCACTTGCAACATTGTCACCTGAATCTGTGTATTCATTTGAGTTGGGTGCTGTGGCTGTAACGACATCGCCTTCATACATATCAGAAGTCTCTGTCATTATAGCTCTTTGGGCAGGTAGTGAAACAGACTCTCCTGCGCTTAAAAGAAAATGCAAATAAGAAACTGCTCCCACTGTATCCTCGTCTGTCCATCTGTTATATTTAAAAACAGCTAGAGCAGGCACATCTCCTGTGTTTGAAACTTTTACATGAGAGATATCTGCCGAGTTTGCCTCTGTGGCGCTTGTAGATTTGCTTATTTCTAATAAAGTGTCATTTACTGTTGCTGAATATGCAAGAGATTTTGTAACTGAAGATGTAGGTCTTGACGCTATCCTTCTTCGTTTTCTTCTAGGTGTTCCACCTCCTGATGATGGTCTTGCTATGTAAGGCATAATTTGCTCCTATGTTAAATGATATTTAACGGTAATATTTAAACTATAATCAGAGTTCACACTATCTGATTCAAAAAATACTAAAATAACTTTCCCTGCTGTAACTGCTGCACTATCTATAGTCCAACTAGATACATAGGCTTGCTCAGAACCTGCGTTTGTAGTATCACTACTATGTGCAAGTAATGTTCCATTTGTTAGGCAAGATGTAGACCCTGATGTAAGGTCGTAGGAAAGAGCATGAAATCTTGTTGTGTCTCCACTAGCAGCGTCTGCTCCCTCTAGCGAAACAATACTATCAATGCTAATTGCATTAGGCAGATACCAGCAATATCTAACAATGTCACTTGCTCTTTCATCATTGCTATTTGCTGTTGTAAATGAAGTTGCAGGGTCTGTTCCTGTTCCAAATGTAGTTTGGTCGTTTGCTACTGCTCCCATTGTTGCTGCAAATGGCACAGGGTGATGATTGTTAGCTAGCCATGAGTCTGATACATCGTTTGCAATTCCAAAGTAAGCATATTGACTATTTACATAGTTACCTAGGGCAGATACCTTACTATTGGTAGAATCTGCTGCCAATAAAGTTGTCCCTCCTTGGGAAAGTACACTAAATGCTGCTGTAGTGTCATCATTTTGTGGTCTAACTAAAACCACATCATCAGATAATCTTAATGCAGAGTTCGTACCCTCTCCATCTTTAACAACTCTGGTTGTAGTGTCAACACCACTATTAGAATTGTCCATTTGTAAGACATCTTTATATGTATTTGCTAATGTTTTTCCTGTTAAGCTCATTTACAATCCTTATTAATTTGCATTTAGTCAGACCCTTGCCAGTCATACTTGTTAACTTTATCTACAAAAGCTTTTGTTTCTAATAGCTCTAATCTTTTATGAACTTTAAGTATCTGGTCTTTAGAGAATAAAGGGGGATGCGAATCTTTCTCTAGTCTATCAATTCTTTTGCACACTTGCACCACCCCTTCATCTTTTTGTATTAATGTCATTAAATATGGTAGCAGTTTATTTGCCAGCCACTTAATCATCGCTCCTTAGTCCTCTGATGAAACCTCGAACCATTGAACCAAAAATATTATCAATTAAATCAATAAACCATGGCTCTATAGTATTATTCCAAACCTTCTTAGTTGCACTCCACTTGCCTAAACCTAAAGTCATAATCTTGCCTAGGCTTTCAAATGTAGTTTCAACTACACTACATATACTTTCGTTAGGCACTTTCTTAAGTACCCATAATACTGCTGCTGATGTTCCACCACCAACAATCATTGCTGAATTACTTGTAACTGCTCCTAAAATTGAATCAAACATAGTTTTCTCCTATTAGTAATTGTTATCTTGCTTGCGCATAAACTTTTCTTTTAATCCATTCCCGCTCATGCTTGCGAGAATTTCCACTATAGCTCTGTAACTAGCCTTGATGTCTCTTTGTTCGAGCTGATTTACTTTACTTTGGTCAATTAACTTGATTATTATTCCTTCAACTCTAGTAAAGGACTCTCTTAGCTCAGTTTGAAGCTCATCTTGTATAAATTGATTCTGCCTATTAACATACCAACCAAGGGCTATTACCATAAACACTGGCAATCCAAATGTCTCTAGTATCCCTATAAAATCCATCAATTCTCAATGATAAGGGTTTCAAGTCTTTTTCCCCATTCGTCAATCTTGGTTTCTATTTTACCTATATCTACTTTATTTTTATTTACATCTTTCTGAACGCTGTGTATCATATTAGCGTTATCATCTGCATCACCCTCAACAGAACTAAGCCTGTGAGATGTTGCTCCCTGAGTAAATATAAAAGTACCTATGACGGTGGCTATTGTTATAAGCGTACCTAAAGATATTTTTTTGTCAATCATAAAATCTTATTAGTGTTGTTTTTGTTGAAGTCCAATAACTAGACGACAACTTCAAATATTGTTTTTTTCTGTGTTCTTTTTTCTGTCGATTTTGCATTATAAGCCTCCAATGACTTATCTATGTCATATCCTTCTTCTTTTACATTTTGAAGGTCAACTTTAATTCCGTCTCTATTCCCATTGCTGTAAAATATGTAGCAATTCTGACTAGCTCTGCCGTTCAAGTTAAGAGCTTTCTCTGAATAGTCATTAGCCCCTACCATTGATGAGCTTCGACCAAAATTGTCTCCCACTCTAGCTGAATGGACATGACCAAAGATTACATAATCAATCTTTATTCCTTTTAAAGAGTACCTTCCAGCGATTTGGTTCACAGAGGTATCTAATTTTCCTTTTAACGAACCGTGTCCATGGAGCATTAATAAATTTTGACCTGCGACATTTATTACTAATTCTGATGGGTCTCCATGTATAAATTTAACACTTTTATCTCTAAATAAATACCTTAAACATTGAAATATTGTATAATCATAGTTGTCTGTAGCTACAACATTACTCCATCCCATTTCTTTATTTGCTCTACCTTCATTTCCGACTACAGAAGCTACAGTTACATTAAAATCTTTATTTAAGTCTATAATAGCTTGTTGGAGGATGTCCACCCCAAGAAAAGTAGCCTTAGCTCTGTTGGTAGCTTGATTTAAAAGCTCATCAAGTCTCCTGTCGCTGTTCATAAGGTCACCTGTCAGTGCCATTACTATATTACTAGCCTTCGCTGTCTTAAAATAGGTTCTAGCCTTATTAACAAAATATCTAGTTCGTGCAGAAGCAACCTTGAAATCATATCTGTTGTTTTCTAATTCTACAAGCTCGTTGAAGTGGACATCGGAAAATTGTATTACGCCCACAGCTTTATTGTTAGACTCAAAAGTATTTAAAGTCTTATGTAATTTGTTTTTTTCAAAAAGCGATACTAATTCTTTACTGTATTCTTCAACAGCATTTTCAACTCTAGCGTGTTCACGAAACGCCTTGTTGGATATTCTGTTTTTGTCCTGCGCTCGCTGTTTCTGCTTAGATAACCTTACATTTTCTCGTATGATGTCATGGTCAGCATCACAGATTGGATATATCGTTGAAACTTTGCATTTTGCACATTCATATCTTTGCTTATGATTTCTCGTGAAACCACATTTCATTAGACCGATATGATAGCAGTTCGGACATATTAACTCTTTAGGGTTTACCATTTACCCCCTGGCTTGTTATTGTGATTTTATAATTTCACTTAACTCTTTAGCCCTATTAGGACTATCTGACCTTGCCCATTTGGAATCGAGCATCTCCTCACTAGCCATTAAAAAGTTATCATCTTTTATGTATTGTATTGTTTTTTTAAATTTCTTAACGCCAGAAAAGCCTATCTGGAAAATCATATTGACCAAAACATCTTGAACTGTCTCTGATTTATCAAAGAACCAAGAGTCCCAGTCGTCATCTCCTTCTATTCTAGCTAATATACCTCGTATTTTCTTGTCGAGTATCAAGTTTGCAATCTCTTCATCCATAAATAAATCTTTGATTGCGAATCCATACCCTATAGTATCATAACCATTAGGGCATTTATATACACGAGGTTCGTAACCTTCGTGTTTTGCTATCATCTCTTTTAAATTATTTAAGTCTTTCATAGAATATCTTCACCAAGCTCTTTTCTTAGGTGCTTGTCAGTTATTGGGTTGAATTGCACTTGTGGGCTTCCAAGTCGATTCCACTTAAATGACCCACACTTAATACATTTAGGGGTCTCTGATTTTTTATAAAATCCTACCCACCTATATCCACAATCTTTGCAAGTGTAATTATGAGTCACTTTTCTTCTTTCTTTGCTTTTTTATTGACTTTTTAGTCTTTAATTCCTTCCCATCTTCTGTACATTCGACATAACCCTTATCTGCAAAGCTATTTAAAACTTTTTTAGATATACTATCTAATTTTCCAAATACGCTACCATCTTTCCTCTTAAAATATTTCATTCTTTCTCCTTTTAATATTAGGGGGAAGTTATCCCCCCTAATATACATCATTTATTATGATGGGTTTGCGAAGTTTACAACTGGAACATCTGTAGTTCCACCTGTTGCACCTGAGAGTGCTGCGCCAAACATAACATCTACAACAATAGATGTAGATAGATAATCAATATCATATTGGCTTTGTACCCTTGGAGCTAACTGCTGTGCGAAATAAACTGCGTTTCTGTTAAATATCGTAGCAGTTTCATCACCAGTATCACCATCATCATCCCAGTCTGTTGAAGAGAATGTAGGCATCCCATAAATAGAACCTAGCGACCCATTAACTGCTGGGTTCGTAGAGTCTCCTCTTCTTGATGCGTCAAAAAAGTCTTGAAGACTTAATATGTACATATACGCTGCTGGGGAACAATAAAGAAATGTATCTCCATCGCCATAATCCCAATTACCATCAAGAAGTTTTTGTAATCCTTCTCTGATTTTTGCAGATGTCATATTATTATCAGTCCCAAGCGTTACATCATTCCCAGTAGCTGCTTGTAAAACGCTAACAGCAAGATAGTTTTCAATGTACTTTGCTATAGAATATCCCATTGATTTAGCATAAGCACCAAAGAGGTCTGCGCTTTCTTGAACTTTTACATGGTCTCCTATTCTTTTAGCCTCTACAGCGTGCTGGTTAATAGCTAAATCAACTACTCCATCTGTATTAGCACCATAACTTACAGCAGAGCCTGATGATAGGTTTGTAGCAGTCTCTTCTGTTACTTTAGGAATATGTAATGTATCCCCTCCACCAGCTACCATACTACTAAAATCGAGAACTTGGTTTTTTAATTGAAATTTAGCCTCAGCATAATCTAATATTGCATCACTCCACATTTCTGGAATAAAATTAGCTGCCGTGGTTGTTGTTACTTCAGCCATTGAAATAGCCTCCTAATTTACGTTCTTTCAACTATGCAATCGCACCTTCATTTTGAACGTATGTTAATTTTTGGAGTAAGACTTAATTATATCTTTCCAATTCTCCCTCAAGGCTTTTTTATCGGAGTAATCTATTTTCTCTTTTAATACTTTCTGCCTTGGGTTGCCAGCAACCTCTGGAGCGTTGGATTTAATATTATTAATCTTACTTGTTAAATATTCGAGAGTATCAAGGTCTAAACCTGCTAACCTTTCTCTCTCCTCTTCAGGGGCTGATTCCAATAAAGTGTTTCTGCGATTCTCCTCATACTTATTCCACTTCTGTGCAGTGTTAGATAAACTTTCATTTTCAGAAGACACTTTTTCATAAAGTGCTTTAAAATCTTCCTTCTCTTTAAGTTTAGCTTCTTCTGCTCTAGTAAGTTTCTTTTCAAGTTCAGCTAATCGTGCCTCAGCGTCCTGCGCCCTTTTTCTGTACTTCTTATTTTCATAAGCAAGTGGACTTTCAGTATCAGGCGAATCTACCTCAGTCCCTGTTGAAACTTCCTCACTGACTGTGGCGTTGGTTTCGGTATTATCAGACATTGTTATGTCCTCCATATATAGTGTTTTTTTTAGGTCAAATACACAATATCTTGTATATATCCCATTGCGTAACTTATATTACATTGGCTTTAAAATGCAAACATTTAATAATAATCTAACAAATTTTAAAGAAAAGTGGTTTGATTTTATGGACTACAAGCCTCATAACGGTCAAACTAAACTGCATTTTCCTACAAAGGATAAGTCTCGGTTTTTTGTCATGGTTTGTGGTCGTAGGTTTGGAAAGTCTACAGCAGCAGCTATGGAAGCTACCTATTATGCTTCTCAGCCAAATAAAAGAGTATGGCTTGTTGGTCTTTCCTACGACAAAGCAGACATTATGTTTAGAGAAGTTTGGAAGCGAATGGTTATCGGAAAAGCTAATGATGTTGAAAAAGCCTCTGAGAAAGAACGATACATACGCTTCAAATGGGGTAGCGTAGTAGAAGCTAAGTCAGCAGATAACCCAGATTCTTTAGTGGGAGCTGGTCTTGACCTACTTGTTATCGATGAGGCTGCTAAAGTAAAGAAGAAGATATGGGAAATGTATCTTTCTCCTACATTAGCCGATAAGAAAGACAGTAAATGTATTTTTATCACTACCCCACAAGGATTTAATTGGATATATGACCTGTTTTTATTGGGTAAGTCCGATGAATTATGGGAATCGCACCAAGCACCTTCTTGGGAAAATCAATATGCGTTTCCTGAAGGAGAGTCAGATGCTTTCCTTGTTGAAAGAAAAAGAAATATGTCAAAGGAAATGTTTGAGCAAGAGTTTGGCAGCGCTTTTACTTCCTTTGAAGGTAAAGTTTATCCATTTGATAGGAACAAAGATGTTGGGGATTATCCTTATAATCCTAATTATCCAACTTACTGCTCAATAGACTTTGGATACAGGATGCCAGCAGTTGGCTGGTTTCAAATACATAGAATAGACGGAGAATGGCATATAAATGTTATTGACGAAATTATACATGAAAAAAACATTAAAACGGACGAGCTTATTAATAAAATAAAAGCAAAAAATTATTGGGTTAGGGAATATTATGGAGACCCAGCTGGGATGCAAGCTCAAGGACAGTCTGGACTGGGAGATATAGAAATTTTTAGAAGGAACGGTATTAATGTTAGGTCTGTCAGAGATAAAACTTCAAGAAATATTGCTTCAGGGATTAGCCACATTAGAGGATATATTGAAAACGCCAACGGCAATCGCTATTTACATTTGGATAATAAGTGCAAAGGATTGGCTGAAGACTTGGAAAATTATCGTTATCCAGAAGCTATTGAAAACAAAGATTTAAAACCTGAGCCGTTAAAAGACGGAAGGCATGACCATGGCTGTGATATGCTTAGGTACTTTTTTATAAACCAATTTCCAATAAAGCGAAATAAATTAATCATGAGGACTAGATAATGACTACAGTAGAACAAATTATAGCAGAATCGATTAAAGATTATAAGTTGCACCAAGCCCAATCTAGGCGAAAAGAAATATACAAGCTTTTAGATTTTTATTCTGGCTGTGAAATTCAAAAATACATAACGCCTTATTTTGATGCAGACGCTTTTAGGGAGATTCCTGTTTATAGTGCGAATTTTACCAAAAGATTTATAAATAAGATGTCAAGAATTTACAATGTTGGCGCAAATAGAAATGTAAATGACTCTTATGACAATCTAACTATCAAAAAAGATGCGAGAATGAAACATATAGAAAAAATGACTAGACTTATTGGAACTGTAGCCACACAAGTCATTTATAGAGATGATGTTGAGATGCCTCACTTTGATTATCGCCCAGTTTATTACTTTGATGTTCACATGGAAGATAATCCTTTTGTCCCAACAGCTATTACATATCCAATCCTTCACAATGTTAATGAAGTTTATGATACAAGAAAATTAGAATACGCTTATTGGGATAGCAATATGTACGCTCATTATGACGAAGATGGAAATATAATATCAGAATACGAGCATGGCTACGGAGTTATTCCTTTTGTATTTACCCACAGAGAAAATCAACTAGATTCTTTCTTTGTCGAGGGCGCTAATGATATTGTTGACTGCAACGAGCAAGTAAATATTACTATGACTGAGCTTCAATTAGGGCTTCGTTTCCAAATGTTTGGTCAGCCATTTGTTACTGGAGTATATAGTGATAAAGGAATGAAGAGAACAGGGTCAGATTCTATTCTTGACTTACCAGAAGGAGCTACTTTCGGCATCGCTTCTCCTGGAGGCAATATTCAGTCTGTAATAGAAAGTGTTAAGTTTCAAGTAGACCTTGTAGCGCAAAATAATCACCTATATGTTCAGTTTGCTCAGGATGGAGGCGAAGTTCCTTCAGGTATAGCACTAAAGATTAAAGACTTAGAAAGATTTGAAGACTATCAAGATGACTTGGAGCTTTGGAGAATGTATGAGCATGACTTATATCATGTTGAAAGAGCTATTGCTGGGTATAATGGAATTAATCTTCCTGGCGAGCTTAAACTTGACTTTATTGAGCCTGAGTATCCAAAAACTGTACAAGACCAGATATTAATGGATAATCACGCTCTTCAAAATAATCTTACAACACAGCCACAGCTTTTAGTTAAACAGAATAAGGATTTATCATTAGAGGAGGCAAAAGAAATTGTCAGAGCAAACAAGCAAGAAAACGAGCAACAATCAATATTTGAGAGAATTCGTCAGCAAGCTCAAAGACCTGCATAAATTAGATATTGACATTGATGGAGATATTTCTGAAATTATAGAAGACCCAAAAGCATGGGGCGAGCAAATAGCTAATAAAATCCTTTTACAAAATGCTAATAAAATCATGAAAGCACGCAAACTCGGAGAAGAATTTGGCAGAAAAATCACTTAAATTTACTACAAACTTTAGTTTCAAAAACCTTTCTAGTAAAATAAACTCTATTGTTGACAAGGCAATGAAAAAAGAAGGTCAGGGCGTTGCTACAGAATCTAAAAAAACAATAATGTCTGGAACTGAATTAAAACCATTATCTGCCACTACTATCAAAAAAAGAATAGCAGGAATAAGTGATTATGAACCTGAACATCAGCCTTTTAGTCAGCCACAAACTAAACCTCTCTTTTACACTGGAGACTTACATGATTCTATAAAAGCTAAAGACAAGTCAGTTGAAATGTTTTTTTATGGAAGGAATCACAATGAGGGGATTGGTGAGCCAAAAAGAGAATTTATAGCCAAGCCAGGCTCTGAAAAGCTAAAGAAAACAGAAGATTTGATACGAAAAGAAATGGAAAAAGATATTTATGAGGCTATGAAGAAATAATGGCTGAACAGTACGATAACCTAGAGGAGTTTTTAGATGCCGAAGAAATCGAACAACAAGACGAAGACACCCTGCTGTGGGTTGCACTCGGACTCGCTTACGGAATTGATGTCCTTGCTACAAGAATTGAACGAGAGATTGCTATTTTGCGAGGAAGTGGCGTTGGAGATGCAGCGATTGTCCAAATCTTATCAGATGACCTACGAGATGGAGGAAGAATTTTTGGAGAGTTTAGAAATACCCTTAAGCGAGGAATTGTGGGAGGAATTATGCAAGGCTTTAGAATCGGACAGGATAATGTTTATGGGGATAGCGTAAATTTCCGTTGGGTTTCTGTTGGTTCGCCTAGAATATGCGATGATTGTGCTTCAAGGGTTGGTCAGGTCGATACATGGGAAAATTGGCAAGCAGAAGGACTGCCTGCAAGTGGATTCTCGGTCTGTAAGGAAAACTGCTACTGCCAGCTTATACCAGAAGACATACCTATTGACGATAAAGTCATAATTCAGGGTGTTGGTGGAGTAGAATCTACAAGATAGTTAAATATTAGTCTTTATAGCGTCTCTTTCTAACCTTTTTACTCTCTTTTCAAGCTTCTTTATCTTCTTATCTGCGTCATTAGGCTTTTCAACATACTCTAAAACCTTATCTAACTTAAATTGTTTAGCTAAAAGCTTGATTACGCTTTCAATTATTAGTTTTTGTATCACTTTCACCTTCTTTTTTTAGCTTTTCATTCAAATCAATTAAATGTTTCTGGAAATCAGCAGAATTGCCACTAAAATCTACATAAGTCCCAAATAATCTGTTTAAGTTAGTTACTTGGCTGGTCAACCATGCGATTTGCTGGTCTCTTTCCTTATTTGTTGGTTTTGCCATTCTTCTTTCTCCTTTTTCTTTTTCTTTTAGGCTTCACAGGTGGATTCCACCATTCTATAAATGAATTTAGCAGTTTTACTGATTCTTTCATTATTTTCTCCTTTATTTTAGTTAATCTTACCATAATGGCTGTTTTTGCTTCTTCCAGCGCTCTTTATTCTTCTTCAGGGAGCATATTTTGCATCTTGTGGAAGTTGTATAGTAATCTTCAAGCTTTCTGACCTCATTGCAGCCATAACACAGCTTCCCACCATCCTTAAATCTTTCCTGATGCTTAATTGTGCCTATTTCGTGCCTGCCACCTTTAAATTTTTCTATTTTTGACATTCTTCCAGTATTTCTCCCTATAATATGCTTTTGCTAAGTTATCTTTCTTCCTTTTTGGTCTTAAAATCAAATCTCCACTTACAGATATATAAA